TGAATTTTAAAATGGGGTTATATTTATTGAAAAAATGTATATTTTTTTAATGTAAAAGTAAAAAACAGATTGTGTTTGTAGAACAAAACATTTTTTCATAAATTGATTTATCTTGAATAAATCGTACTCGCAAATATGTATGGTTTGCAAAAAACGCTATTATCCCGTTTTGTTTGCGAACACGCTCTTGTAATAATAACATTTAAATTTGATAAAATTATTTCGGAGGTGTTTATTCGATGGCAACAAATAATGCAGGTGGACATTTTGTTTTTGGTCCTACATTTAACTCTACGCAGTATGTGCGTGCAGCTATCGAAGGTGCTATCAATGGTTTCTATGACATTGATGCAGAAAAAGCAGAAGCTCTTGACGGAAAGTTAGCAGGTCATTTTGCTGCTATTTCCTCTGATGGTAAAGTTGTACCAGCAGGTGCAAAGGGCGCAGGTGCAGTTGGTCTTATTCGTGAAGATTTGAAGGATATGATTAACGCTAGTGGTAAGGCTTCATTCTACATGCTCGGCATGGGTGGCGAATATCACGTTGCAGAGTCCCGTCTCGGCAAGGAAATTAGTGCTTTTACAGTTGGTAAGGAAATTACAACTGATGCAAATGGTGCTATCGTTCCTGCTACTGATGGTGATAAGGTTCTCGGTACTGTTGTTTCTATCGGTGAGTTCCGTCAGGGCAACATGTATGAATGGGCTGGCGAAGCCGCTAATGGTGGCAAGTTCCTCGGCTTTATTATGCACGTTTAATTGGAGGTTGATTAGTTATGTCTATGACACAAGAAGAAAAAGAATATTTAATCTCCAATGCTCTTGAAACAAGCGAAGGACGCGCAGCTCTTGCTAGTGCTATGGCTAACCCAATTCGTACTTCCCTTGATTATCAGGGTATTGGACGTAAGTTACTCGTTGTTGACCCACTACCACAGGGCGCACTTCCTGTTTACGACCGCGATGTTGATGCAAAGGCATTTGTCGTTTCTAAACGTGGACAGGCTCCAGACCAGCTCGTTGAGGGTGAACGTATCCAGGTTCCAACTTTTGAAGTTGTAGCTTATCCACAGGTTCGTTTCTCTCAGATTAAGGAACGTCGTTTCAATATTATTGACCGTGCTCAGCAACGTGCTAAGTCAGATATTATGGCAGTAGAAGATGAAACTTGCTTCTCACTTCTCGATGCTGCTGCAACATCTGTAAACCCAGAAACAATTTCTGCTGGTGGTCTTACTCGTGATGCTCTTGCTACTGCTTTCCGTGAAGTCGAAAAGCATGACCTCGCAGCTACGAAGATTGTTATGAACGCACAGGCTTTTGCTGATATTCGTAAGTGGGGACAGAATGAATTTGACCCAGTAACACAACACGAAGTTCTTCAGACAGGTACATTTGGACATCTTTGGACTGCTGAAATTCTCATTTCAAAGAAAGTCCCACTCAATACAGTTTATGTACTTGCTGACCCAGAGTTTGTTGGTGTTATGCCAATTCGTCAGGATATCCAAGTTATTCCAGCACGGGAGGAGCGGAGGACCAAGAAAAAAAGCTTTGAGGTTAACTTTTGTTTGCAGTCTGCAAGTATCTGGTTATCAACTTGTTTTAAAAAAGTTACACGAGACGCATAAAAAAGTTGCTAAAAAAAGAACAACGTATTGAAAAAATGCGTACCTTTGCATCGTTGTTAATAAACAAATGATTGTTTTACAGATTTAAAAAGCAAAGAAAATGAAGAAATTAGTTTTTATGTTCGTAGCTATCGCAGCTATGTCTTTCGCATCTTGTGGTAATAAGAACCAGAGCGCTGCTCCTGCAACTGACTCTGACACAACAGCTGTTGCTGACACAACTGACAGCGCTGCTACAGACTCTGCTGCAGCTCCTGCAGACACAACTGCTGCTCAGGCTAAGTAATCGTTAGCTCGAACTGAAAAATGAGAGAATGCGCCCGAGGCTTTTGCCCCGGGCGTTTTTTTGTGTGTATACCCTTAGCTACCTCAGCTCGCCGGCTTTGTGGCGGGTAGGCTATCCCCCTTGGTAGGGTCTGACAAAAGTGCGCGGAGCGTCGGAAACATGTGGCGCATGTCTGTGCTACTTTGACATGTGCGGCGGCCATGGTTGTCAGTCTACACCCAAAGCCTTGACGCGTATCAACTTTTAAGGGCAAAAGGAAAAAATCGGGCGCTACTTTGTCTTTCTTTCCTTCTTTGGCAATACCTTTGCAACGTAAAAAGTATAACGAAACATTAGGAAGGAGTACTAAACATGGTAACGTTTATGATTGTCGTGACAGCTTCCATCGCTATGGTCGCACAGACTGTCACCTTCATCAATGACTTGAGAAAAGACTAAAGCAAAACGGCTGAACCTTCGTGTTCGGCGTGACTAAAAGGTAAAAGATTGTTTTTTTGACCTTGCTTCAAAGGTCATTGGGATCTCATTGAAGAGGCATCTGGTCTTATCCCCACTGCGAGACGAGAATTCCGCACTTCCCTCAGTGAAACAGGGGGGGGGGAGATTCTAATCCGCGTAGGATAATTTTGTTATGAG